TATCTGTTACAGGTGTTGTTGGGACAACTACTTTAGGAAGCACCACTGTTAGAACTGTTAACCGTGTTCCTGTTACAGGTGTACAAGCTACAGGTGCTGTTGGCACAGCAGATGCTACAGGACTTGCAAATGTTTATGTGATAGGAGTCAGTGGTACTTGTGAAACTAATGGATTTACATTAGTATGGGGTGAAATAGATACTGACCAGACAGCAAACTGGGTAAATATTGGTACAAGCCAATCACCTAATTGGGTACAAATAGACACTAATCAATCACCAAATTGGAAGGATATAGCAGCATGATAATTGAAGCAAAAAAATTAGAAGATGGTATAATACAATGCAAGTATGAGGTGCATTTAGAGTGTTCCAGTTGTGGAATGACTGTAGATGCCGAAGAGTATAAATCAGGAACTTGCTCAGACTGTGGTGCCGCGTGGAATGGAAAGCAACATACCAAGATTCACGTAACAAGTGTTCCATTAGCAGGTCAATCAAGCTAATAGGAGAATTTAATGGCTAGTACATATTCAGACTTAAAAATTGAATTAATCACTACAGGTGAACAATCAGGTAGTTGGGGTACAACTACTAATACTAATTTAGGTACAGCTTTAGAAGAAGCAATCGTAGGTACTGTTGATGTACCTTTTTCAAGTGGTCAAGTAACTCTTACTTTGACAGATTCAAACGCAACTCAATCAGCTCGTCATTTAAGACTTAATTTAACAGGTACATCAGGTGGAGCACAAAACTTAGTTGTCCCGTCAATACAAAAAAATTACCTAATTAATAATGGCACAGCTGACACGATTACTGTTAAAACTTCTGGCGGCACAGGAATTGGAGTGCCATCAGGTAAAGCCATGTGGGTATATAATAATGGTACTGATGTTGTTGATGCTGTTACTGCTGTGACATCTTTACAATCAGACGGTGGAGTGACAGTAGATAATATAACTATTGATGGCACAGAGATTGACTTAAGTTCAGGTGATTTAACATTAGATGTAGCAGGTGATATTGTTTTAGATGCTAATGGTGATGAAGTTATTTTTAAAGATGGTAGCACTAATGTCGGTCACGTTAGTATGGATAGCGACAACCTAACCATAAAATCTTTGGTTAGCGACAAGGATGTCATCTTTAAAGGAAATGATGGTGGTAGCGAAATAACAGCGTTGACATTAGATATGAGTGCTGCAGGAGCTGCTAGTTTTAATAGTACAGTTACAGCAAACGCTGGTGTGATCGTAGATAATATAACCATTGATGGCACAGAAATTGACTTATCGAGTGGTGACTTAACAATAGATGTAGCTGGAGATATTAATTTAGATGCTGATGGCGGAGATGTTATCTTCAAAGATGCAGGTACTGAAATTGGTAGATTATCAAACAGTACTAGTGATTTTGTAATTCAAAGTGCTGTTAGTGATAAAGATATGATTTTTAAAGGTAATGATGGTGGTTCAACTATAACTGCTTTGACTTTAGATATGTCCGCTGCAGGTGCAGCTACTTTTAATAATGAAGTAACAGCTTATTCTGATGAAAGATTAAAAGATAATATTGAAACTATTGATAATGCTTTAGATAAAGTAATGAATATGAGAGGTGTTACTTTTACTAGAGAGGGTAGACAAAGCACAGGTGTGATTGCTCAAGAGATGCAAAAAATTATGCCTGAAGTAGTATTTGATAAAGGTGAATATTTATCAGTAGCTTACGGTAATTTAGTGGGTGTACTCATAGAAGCTGTTAAAGAATTGAAATCAGAAGTTGATGAACTAAAAAAAGGTAAATAGATGACAATACCAAGTTCAGGACCATTATCATTATCTGATATCCAAACTGAGTTTGGTGGTAGCAATCCTATATCATTATCAGAATATTATGCAGGTGGTGCTAATGTTCCATCTGGTACAACAGGAGATAGTGGACCTATACCTTCTAGTGGTACTATTTCTATGGGTCAATTTTATGGTGCATCAAATAGAGTAGCTATTACCTTAACCATAAGTGCTGATACTAATGGCTATAACATCTTTAATAACAGAGGTGGTACATATGTTGCTGGTCTTTCTGATGTAACCTTAGTAAATAATTCTAATATCTACAGCACATCTGGTGTTGCTTTAGATACAGGCACAGGTTGGACTGCTGGTGATACTATCACGATTGATAACAATGCTTTGATTGTTGGGCACGGTGGAGATGGTGGAGCTGGTAGTAGTGTAAACAGTACAACTGCTGGTGCTGCTGGTGGAAATGGTGGAGCTGGAAGTACAGCATTTAATTTACAGTATGATATTACTTTAGACAACACAGGTGGAACTATCTCAGGTGGTTCTGGCGGTGGCGGTGGCGGTGGTTCATCCGTTACTTTAGTAGTACCTGGTAAAGGTTCAGATCTTTATTATGGAGCAACAGGCGGTGGCGGTGGAGCTGGTCGTGCTTCTGCTAGTGGTGGAGCTGCTGGTGGTGGCTTAGCAAATAATGGTACTATATATGGTTCTGCTGGTAATGCTTCAAGTATTACAGCTTTAGGTACAGGTGGAGCTGGTGGAACAAACACATCTTCATCTCCAAGTGCAATAGGTGGTGCTGGTGGTAATGGTGGTGCGAATACAGCAAGTGCTGGAGCAAATGGTGTAGCGGGAACAAATGGTAGTACAAGTGCTGGTGGTACAGGTGGTGCTGGTGGAAAAGCTGTTAATCTGAATGGTAATTCTATAACATATATAGCAACAGGAACAATTTATGGAGCAGTGTCGTGATTTTATTTAGAGCATTTATAGATAATAAAAAAGTAGTTAACAGAGTTTATTGGGCTGGTAGTGAAGATGCAGAAACAATAGCAGTAAAGAAAAGAGTTACTGATGTATTTACCAGCGAAACATTCCCATTTCCTGTAAATATTTGGGGTGTAAATATGGATGATAATGTAATTACCTTTCATCAATGTTCAGTAGAACAAGACCATAAAGACAGCAGTAAAATGCAAAATAGTTTATTAATTGATAAAGATTTTACTAGGTATATTTATAACCTTGATACGCAAACAAAAACATTTGAAGTATTTTATAAGCCTGATACTGCAACACCTATAGTTAGTTTAGGTGCAGGAATATCTGTATACCGTATATCTGATATGGCTAATGCAAATTTTGAATTACAAAACACTCAAGCAATATATGTGCAAGGCACAAATGATGATATATGGGCGTGGGCAACATCATTAAAGTCTGATGTGGTTATGCCTATATCAAAAGATAAAACATTACACGAAGATGATTCATTTAAGTTTCAATTCAATAGTGCTGGTGAACTACAATCGGTAGAACTCTTTGCACATTTAGAAAGATATATGGTGTATGGTAGAGGTGAAAATTTATTTATTGAATACACCGCAGACTTTGCTGATGAATTAACTAATCTTGCTGATACAGAGATTGTTATACCTAAGACAGATAATCACGGTAATAGAGTAGCTCAAGAGGTAAATAAAGAAGACATTAGAGAATATGTAAAAGTACCTAAAGAAGATGGAAGTGGTGGCTATGATAAAGTACTTCTCAAGGATTTATAACGATTCAGGGATAGGTCCTACACACGTTACAACTAGAACAGGACACATGACTATTAGGCGTTGGGGTATATGGTGCCCTTATTTTTCTATTTTGTTTTGTAAAATATTACCAGTGCAACAAGTGATGCATGACCACGAAGGTACGTTTATATCTTTTATACTATGGGGTCAATATAAAGAATTGACTTATGACCGTGATACAAAAGTAAAAGAAACAAGACATCATAAGTGGGTAAACTTACTAACTCACAATAAATTTCACGAAATACAAGCAGAACAGCCTGCTTACACTTTATTGTTTATGGGTCCAACAAGAAATAGCACTTCTGTTATTATTGATGACAGGATTATACCTGCGACAAGATTAATTAAAGGATATAAATAAATTAATTCTAGACATCTTTAACTCTTTTAGATAATATAGAAGTTCACTTAAACGAAAACTTAAACTTATAAAGATGACTAACGAAAAAATAATTAGTAAAGTAAAAGCATACTTAAAATCAAGCACTGATGGTTCTGAAGTAAAAAATCTATTAGCTTACATAAAGATATTAGAAGAAGCTAGAGATATAAATAACGCTTCATCATAAAAGGTGCATTTAGTATACTGTTGATATAAAATAAGGTATTATTAATATCGGAGTGTATTATGATTGGATTAATTGTAAATGGCTTAAGTAAAGCGGTTGGAGGATACTTTGAGCATAAAGGCAAAGAGTCAGTCGCAAAGTCTGAATTAAAAATAGCCGAAATAGAAGCTAAAACAGCAGTAAAAAAGAAAGTTGCAGAAGGTAAAGTCGAGTGGGAAACCGCTATGGCAAAGGCTTCTGAGGATTCATGGAAGGACGAAGCATGGACGCTTACTTTCATAGCTATTATAATTTTTAGCTTCATACCTTATTTTCAACCCTATGTTGCTAGAGGTATAGAATTTCTAGGTACATTCCCAGAATGGTTACAATGGTCTATTATGGCCTCAATCGCTGCATCATTTGGACTTAAATCAATAGGGAAATTTACAAAGTAATGTTTAAATTATCACAGAAATCATTAGGTAAATTAGAAAAAGTGCATCCTGATATGCAGGAATTAGTCAAGCAAGCCATTGAGCTTTCAACTATAGACTTTGGTATTAGTGAAGGACTACGCACTGAAGAGAGACAGAAGTTATTATT